GGAGTTCGAGGATGAGGGGAACGTTGATCGTGGTGCCAGCCTTGGCCTCCAGATCCGACAGGATGCGGATGATAGACGATGCGCCGCGGCCCATGTACGGAGCGTAACCAGTTGCACGAGTGTAGGACTTGAGGAAATCACGACGCCAGACAGCCATTTCGCTGACACTGGCAAGTTGTACTTCTGCCATAACTCACCCTTTCTAGGTGAAAACGGCATCCACTGCTGACAAAGGACCGGACGCAACGTGGCGAATATCGCTCTGGCTTGAACCCTGCGACGCCAAGCTCCGTGGCACTTTGACAGGCTGGGGTGCCTGCTGCGGTGTAGCCCCTGATGGGGCCGCTACGGGAGCGCTCAGACCTCGCTTGGCAATTTCCCGCTCCACCAGCTCGTCAAGCGAGCTAACATCATCAGGCAACTGCGAAATTAGGCCATCGCGCTTATGCTGGTGGACGATCCAGTCAATCGGGTGCGCTTGCTGATCGAGTTCCGCCGCAAAACCGGGGTTAGACTTGCCGCGTTCCAAAGCCCATTCGCGGGCCTTTTCGACAGTGTCCTTGCCGTACGCCTGGGTAGCGATCAGATAGCTCGTATCCATCCGCTGCTGAGCCATTGCCTGGCCCATTTGCTGCTGTAGATACGCCGTATATTGCTCTGGCTCGTCAAAGGCATCGGGTACGTTCTGCGGCTTGGCCTGCTGCTGGATGCGTTCGAACTCAGCTACACGCGCTTCAAGCGCCTTTCGCTTATCCCGCTCATCCAACACGGCAGCAAGAGGAACGAAACGCCCATCCTGCTGCGGCTCAACCGGCTCCGGTGCTACCTGCTCGGGCTGGGGCGCCTCCGCTTCTGGTTCCGGTGCTACATCTGGGGTGATCGGCTCGGCAGGGATATCCTGCGTTTCATCCGAGAACACTTCGTCCAGATTGTCAGCCATTACCTTCGTCTCCCCGATCGTATCGTGATCGGCCACGCAGCGCCCGTAGTCCCGGCGGCAGACCTGCATTGAGAGGCGCAGGAACCTCGTTAGACGCCCGTTATGCCCGGCGGCGGCATTGACACATTATGCGAAACGGACGGGTAATACAATACCCGCCCGTAAGTAAGATTATCCCGGGGATGCGTCTGTATAACGAGCCACGGTGGCACCAAACCTGTTCATAACGAACACGGCTCCAAAGGGCTGAGAGATGTCCAGTGTGATGGTATCGCCGGGGGAATCCCCAACAACTCCAGATGCCCTGATTTCCCCCAAAGGTGGAATACTTTGTTCCCCTTCGGGCGGGAACCTTGACACACTACTGGCTTCAAAAAGCCGCTCAGTCCCGTCAGGGCCTCTATGTAGGACGGTCAACATAATTATATCCTTCTTCTTCTCAGATACCGCTGATGCGCGCGGCTCGCATTCCCTAGGGAATTACATAGGACCTTGCGGCATCTCTGGCGGGGGCTGCATCGGCTGTTCAAGCTGTTCTTGCGGCATCGTTTGCGGTGGCTCTGCGCTCTGCTCAGGTGCTAGGGCGAGCATCGGGTCCATGCCGAGCTGGCTATAAAGCTGCACCTGCCCCAAGTCGGCGTCTGTCGCGGTCTTGTGCGCGTCGGCGTCGGTCTTGCGCGTGTCAGCCTCCATCTTCTCAATCTTAGCTACCTCGGCTGCCTCAGCCACGGCCATCTGGCGTTGCGCTGCCTTGGCTTCCATCTCGGCCTTCTGCGCACCCTCCTTGGCGATCGTAGCCTTGAGCGCCTCGATACGCTCCATCACGCCAGTCTTGTCGGGCAACGGTGCGAGCATCAGCAGCAACTGGAACTGCGGCGAGAACGGATCAACGCCCGATTTCACCAGCTCCATCAGCGAGTCGTATACCTCTTGCTCCAGCGCCACGGTGTCAGGCGTGGTGGCGATGATGATATCCATATCCATCGCGGCAATGCGCTTTTCCACGCCGGTTTGCCCCATCGTCTGCTGCATCTGCGGCTGACCGGTCATCGGGTCCATGACGGGCTGACCATCCGGTCCAGCCACTGGCTGCATCACCAACCCCATAACAGGCTCGTTGATCTGCAGGAACTCGGGCGCGCGCGGGTTATCGGTCACACGAATGTACATCGGGTTAGTCCAGAACTGCTGCGCCGAGTTCCACATCTGTCGATACAAGCGTTCTTCGAAATCATCGAATCGCCCGAACCCGCGACCGAACTGCGTAAGCCCGGCCTGTTGTGCGACCTGACGAGCGCGGCCTGATGCCGCATTGCCCTCACGCAGATCCTGCGCAATGGCGACCGGCACCATGCGGCTAAGGCTGTCCTTGGCCTCCGCCAGCATTTGCAGGTTGCCTGCAGCCATGTCCTGCGTCGGCACAGCCTGATACCCTGGCGGAACCACACCATCCGCGCGCGCCATCTCGCGACGCGCTTCCTCAACGTCGATTGGCGGCGCACTGGGGTCGGTCTGCTCGATCTGCCGGCTGTTGAGCAAGTGCAGGCCACGCGAGCGCCTCGCGTTCACCTCGTCCTGCATCGGCATCATGTTGAGGATCGGGCTGTAGCGATTATTCTGGCGATCGACCTTGAAGCTCTGCGCCTCGATCGGGCAGCGCGTCTCGCCGGTCAGCACATTGACATAAGGCGACTTGCCGAACTCCAACCAGCCTGCCGCGCAATACACGCAGCGCAGCCATTCGCCGGCATGTCGGTAGTAGATTTCGACCACCAACACACGGTTACGGCGCCGATCGACCCAGCGCATCTTGTCGTTGGGCTTATCGTCCCACGTATCGTCAACCGGGCCGTCTGCCATCGTAGCGATGTCGCCCAGCATCTTGGCGCGTGCGCCATAATCGGGATGGCTGGTGATCTCATCGACGTACATCCATTTCGCCACGCCCATATATTTGGCATCGCTGAAATCGTTCTTGCGTGACTTGGGATCGTAGAAGAACGTCGCCCATTCGATCTGGCGGACCGTGATGTTGGTCATGTCCCATTCGACAATCGCCGCGCACAGGCCTTGCTTGAGGTAATCCTCGGCGCAATCCATCTTGACCTGATGGAAGCGCGCGCGATCAGCCACGTAGCGCAAGGTCTTGGTCGCAACGTCCGCCGACCCCTGATCTTGTGGGTTGCGCGGGAAAGCGCGAGGATCGGTCTTGCCGCCCTCCATCACGCCTAGAATGCCGTCGATGGCTGGCGCAATGCGGTTGTCGAAGATCGGCGGCTGGCCACGCTGCTTGAGGATCGTGCGGACCTCAGAGCGTAGCTGTGCCGGTCCGTCGTAATAGTCCTGGCACATCTCCTGCGACTTGCGCGCAATGTCGGTCTGGTCACGCGATTCATCGAACATGCGGCGCAGCGTCTCGACGTTCGGCGGGGCCAAGTCGGTGTCATCCTGCCCCGGTGGCACGACCGAATGTTCCTCGGTGTCGCCGGGCATCTGGCCATGCGGCACCACAGCGTGCGGCAAGCGTAACGGTGCGTCGGCTTCGTTCATCATGCCAATTACTAACCCCAAGCGCTACCGGGCGCGGACGATGGCTTAGGACGATAACGATCTTTTGGATCAATTGCTACCTTCTTGGCTGGGGCCTTGCTCAGGTGACAGTTCATGGCAAACTCCCCGAACGCGTCGGCGCCGTGCGAGTGCTCGTCATGGCTAGGCCCGCTGAACACTTCCATCGTCTTGTTGAACTTGCGGGAGTAACCCCGCAGCCGCTTGATGCCCAAATCCGTGGTTGCCTTGTTGAAATACACGAATGGCAGAATCTTGCGGCTGGCGTTGATCCGCTCGACCGGACCAGCGGCAATGCCAATGTTGATCGGCTTGACCCCGTATTCCTGCAACGTGGCGATACGCGATCGACCAGCACCCCACTCGCGCACACGAACGTCATGCGGCAAGAAGTGGCGCCCGTATCGGAAAGGAACAGGCCGCTCGACCAACCGCTGGGCAGCCGGCACCAGCTCAGGTAACGCCTGTTGCACGATCTCCTGCACGCCTTCGCCACTCGTCTCGAAATAGTCGATCATGCGCACCTGCGACCCGTTCTCTTGGGCAAACCAGATAGCGGTGTAATCGTCCATACCGATATCCCAGCCTGTCAGCACTGGTAGCGCCGGATCGTAAGGGAAGTCACCGATCCGACCGGCAGCTTCGGCATGCGCAAGCAGCAGCGCATAGTACGCCCCCTCGCCCACGATCTCGTATCCGCCGTCCCATACATGGCTGGCCATCTCAGGATCGCGAGCGCGGTCGTCCTCCATTTCCTGCTGCATCTCAGCGGGCAGATGCGGGTTGTCCGACCAGTTGACGCGCTCCACGATCGCGCCAGTAGGCGGCGACGGGCCACGTAGGAAGGCGTCAACCGCATCGGTGTCGTTGCGGGGGTTCCACGTAAACCACAGCTCAGAGCCGGGCGCCCGAATTGTCGGCCGCAGCATGCGTAGGCTGGTCTTGGATAGCGTCTGCGCTTCCTCAACCCATGCCAGGTCATAACCTTCCAGCGACTTGATCGTCTCGGCATTGTAGGCCTGCATACCGCGGAAGATGATCAGCGAGCCATGCGGTCCGCGTATCTCTGCCTCCAGCACCTCAAACTGCGAACCCAGGTTGAACGCCTGGATCTTGTCCACCAGCAGCTGGCGTACCGATTCCTTGAGGCTGTTCTGGACCTCGCGAATGCAGACGGCGCGGGTCTTTTCCTTACAGCAGCGAGCGATCAGGCGCTCCGCAAACTCGTGTGACTTGCCGCTGGCTCTGCCGCCATATGCGCCCTTGTAGCGCGATGGCTGGTCGAACTTGCGCGCCCAGTCTGGCCGCGGACGTTGAATGCACAACTCCCGACGCGCGGCTAGTACGTGGGCGCGAGTTATGACGGTCATTCAGGCGCAGCGGGTAGCGGCATCCAGTGGGTAGCATTTGCGACCTGATCGCCAGCATCTCCGTTCAACCACACGAACCAACCACCGGGAATCCAATATCTGGTTTCCCCA